GCTCCCGGCCAAAGCTCATATGTGCTGCCAAATACAGCGAAATAGCCTTCGATGTACTTTTTGCCTTCTGTTTCCGCTGCCCGAAACTGCGTTCCCCGGCATCGCATCTGGCGAGTCAATCTATTTTTCTCCACTTTCATCACCACCTTTTATGCGGTATCTATTCCATACACTCCGTCCTTTGTGATATAAGGGTCTGTTTTTGCTATGAATTCACTTTTGCCATTTTCATCTGCAACGGGTTCTCCTGTAGACTCAAACAATCTAAATCTATTTCCAGCCCTTATTTCTTCAAACTCAATATCAATCCATTTATCACCTACTAAAACCTCTGCTCTCCTTAAATCATTCACCTTCATCACCTCCAATCAGCTTTTTCTGTTGACCAAGCATGCTGGCCGGAATATAATTTTCAAGAGCAAGCAACTCATCCATCTCAGGATCCGGGGACATTCCAATCCAGTCACGCCACTCATTCCTACGCATTGCCATACGGTCCACCATTGCAGAACCGGCGGATACAATATCTTGCAAACTATACGAATACAAACTTCGTGGATTAAACCGCCAGTATAGGTCTGGCGAGTACAGAAGTTTCCGGGTAAGTTCCTGTTCAATGGCCTTTGCTTTTCCAAGTATCCTGGAACCAATGAAATTGTTGTATTCTTCCCGGTCAAAACTACCAACGCCAACTAAAAAAGGCGGTACGCCGAATATTCCGGCAACCGTCCTTTTGTCGAGCTCTATATTTTTTGCTATAGCAAGATCATTAAGTGTTAATGGTTTAACCTGTTCTACACTGAAAGCTTCTGCTGGGATAAACCATGGCCGACCGTTTTCACTGGCATCAAGGTACTGCTCGGATAACTTTTTTCGTCCCTCTTTGCTTGCAAATTCCTCTGTCAATCCATCGACTTTTACAATGATTGAAGGAGCTGGACTTTCAAGTAATGCTTGCTTTGTGGCAGTAGCTTGTTTTAGTCCCTTAACAATATCCCTCAATACTACCTTATAACCTGTGCCTACCCATGGCCGTTCAGGGTTTGGATTAATTACAAAGTGCAGAACCTCGTCCGGAGAAAAAGTTTTATCTCCATACCTGATTATATAACCATCGGCAGTATCTACAAATGTAACCTGTGAAGGCTTTAAAGGTTCCAAATTTTCCAAATATCCATCTGCCGTATACCTTGGATACGTAACCTGGTTCCCATTTCCTTCTAACATTAAAGTCCAAACAAGATTATATATAAAAGCCTTTCGAGTCATCCATTTATTTGGTTCAATATCAAGCTTTCTGGACAATTCGTTCTTTACTCTTACATCCCCCCGGTCTGTGTTCTGCATAAGATATATGGTCATATTACTAATTAAATCCGCATATATATCTACACACATTTTCACTTCCGGACAATTAGCAAGCTTTGTGTATCCATTTGTGACCAGGATATCATATGCATCCGGTGAGCAAAGCCATACCATACTTCTTTTCTGTGGAGCGTCTCTACTCTGATTATTGGGTTTTCTTTTTTTACTCATCTAACCACCCCTTTGCTTTTTGCGACTTTTCTAAATTTTCAAGCATACGAACACAGGCAAATACAGCTGCATCAAATACATCAATACGATGTGTTTCTTCGACTTTTTCGTACTGGATCATATCGTCCGTTTTTTCTATTGCACGGACATTGGCCACACAGTATTCAAACGGTTCAGCGCCAAAATAATAGAGCTTCCCGTCCTTCGCCTTTTTCTCAATATGACGGAAGCCCTCCGACTTTTTGTAGTAATATTGCGGTTGGTCAACAATTGTAAAACCTTTTTGTTTCATGCCAATAAAGTATTCTCTGCAGAATTTTCTATCATGGCCGACTTGCTTAATCTTGAATCCATCTTTTCGCATCTTATCAAACCAGTTCACCACATCAGAATGGTTTACTGTTGGATTATTGCACATATCGAGCCAGCCATCATCCTGCCAACCAAATAAAGGGATATTGTCCTCTTCGGCTTTCACATGTGCCGCTACAATCGGGAACCAGCAATGCGGAATAATAATATCAATATCTTTGTATGACCCATAAAGTGCGGACGTTGTTAAGTCATGCAACTTTGACAGGTCCGCACCACCATACCAATTAATTGATAGTGCTTTCACAAATTCAAGTTTTCTCTGCAATGGCCATGACGGGTCTATGCCTAAATCTTTTTCAGCTTTTCGATTACTCACCTGAAATTCAACTAGATTAAAATATGCCTTCATTGAGGATGTATATATATTTAAAGACTTCGCAAGGAAATCTTTTCTTTGCTGGGGATCGTTCTGCGCTTGAAGCGCATCATTCATTATGTCAGCTGGCCGGATCGTCACTCCATAACTTGGATTTGCCTTTTCATGTTCAATTGGGTTGGTATAATCTACATTGCCGTTCTCATCTTCATCTGCTTTACAAATAAAAATAAAATAAGCATCGTCTTGTACAATGCCGTCTAAAACTTTTTGACAATATTTCAAACGCTGATAACAAAAGCTGGTTACATCGTCACCAGCAGTAGTAATACCAATTACCAATTTATTTGTATAAGCCTTTGTTGCTTCTTTTAAAATGTTATATTGCTTTGGTGATTTGTAAGCGTGCATTTCATCAGCAATAACGATATTGCAGTTGAAACTGTCTTGTGCATCCGGGTTACCAGCCAGGGCTTCAAGATGTATCATGCCGCCATCGAAATCATCGTGGGAAATAGAGTGCTCCATGTTGTTGTCAAGAATGCGCCAACCATCAGCTATAGCGGTATTTTTATCTGGATACCAAACCTTAGTCAGATTGTAAATCCAATTTTCAAAACTCTTCATTGCCTGTTTAAGTACAGCACCAACGACATATACTGTCGAACCACTCTTGCGTTCCAGGATGCCGAGTGCCCAAGCCAGTGCTGAAGCAAATATCGTTTTACCGTTTTTTCGAGGAATAAAAATAAATGCCTCTTTAAACCGGCGCTCATTTGTACCAGGAATATAAAAAATCAAAATCGCATATATAACAAATTTCTGCCAAGGTTCCAATAATAATGGTTTCCCTCGCAAAGGAGTACCATCAAGAGCTTCTCCCTGCCGATGTTTAAAAGTTTTTTGAATGATATCAATAACAAAGTCCGCATCTTTTGTGCGGACCTCCCATTTACCTGATTCAATGTCATCAAGAAATCGCTTACAACATTGTATTCGTTCCTTATTTGCTAAAATTTTTCCACTAACAACGCCTTGAGCATACTCTAATACCTCCGCAACGTATTTTCCTTTTAATTTCATTTGCTACTCAACTCTTTAAGCATTACTGATAAACCTGATTCTTTTTTCTTTTTGAAGGCGGCCTCATCAGCTTTGAGCAAGCCCTGCGGAGTGAGTCCAAGCTGTGCGGCATATGCCAGGATATCCTTCCGGAGCGTTTCAAGGGTTGTTACAATAGGAGCTTTCTTAGTACCTGTATTTGTATATTCATCAAACTTATAATCAGATTCTATAAAGCGTTCAGTCAAAATTTTATACTGTTCCCGGAGTTGTGAGTATACCTCAATAATTGGTTCAAATTCAGGTTTGTATACGCCAAGCGATTTCATATAATCCCTTGTTTGATTAATTATGCTTTTTGGTCGTCCCATCTCATCAACTCCTTTCCATTTTCTGGTCTAATAAAATTTTCACCTTTTGCCAGAGAGGGAAAGAGGGCCCAGCGCCAGTCCTCGTGGTTTATCAATCAATTTTAAAAAGGTGGGGGGATCTACTTTTCACCACTCACCTGCATATTTTTCTATCCAATCTATTCCAACCTTACCCATCCTTTTAACCCACTCAAGTCCAAGAGCAGTCAACTTATTTGTGTTTCTGTCATGCATCTTGTCATGACATTTATTACAAAGACTTATCAGGTTATTACTTGCCAATGCTAATGTCGTATTAAAAAGCAAACACCACATCAATGGTATGATGTGGTGTACTGTAGTAGCCGACGTAGTCTTTCCGTATCGTTTGCATTCTTGACACCGGTATTCGTCACGTCTAAGTATTTTAGACCGTTTGGATAACCAACGTGTACTTTTATAAAACGACCTCATTCTTTCCTTAAGCACATACTTTCGCCTACCTTTGTTGCATAAAAAAAGACATCATAAAGATGCCTTTTTTGTGTTTATTCACAATTTTATTTTGGTAAATTATCAATAGCATATTGTGCTTCTTCTTTCGTAAATTTCTCTCCATACTCAGAAATTAATTGATCATATATAGCGCTTGGTGACATAGACATTTGCTCTTGATATATGATCGCTTTTTTTAAAGCATTTTCTTTCCAATCAGCTTTTACGTTCTCTATAGCATACTTAGCTGCTTCCTCAGAAAACTTTTCTCCATATTCAGACACAAGCTGATCAAATAAAGCAGCTTTTGACATATGCATCTGATTGGCATATATCTCTGCTTTTTTAAGTGCAGACTGATACTCTTTAGGAATGTTTTCTTTAGACTGCTCTTGTTTATGTGATTCCTGAACTGTTTTTTGGGTTGTATTTGCCTGCTCTACAGGTTTCTGTTGTGATACTTCTTCTGTTGTATTTGTTTGTTCCATAGGCTTTTGTGTTACTTCATCTGGTTTATCACCACTATTACTTAAAGCTCCAATAATAATTATTATTACAATAACCCAAAACCACCAACGTTTAAATATAGATTTCTTCTGTTTTTCCTCCATTTAGATTCCCCCTTTCAATTCCAATATTCTCCACAAAAGAGGAAAATCCTTCTTTTATTTACTAAAAAAAGAGTTTTTTCACTTTATAAGATTGATTATTTTAACATTTTATAAAAAATTTTTCAAAAAATACTTGACGCGTAACAAGTATGTATGTTATAATATAATCAGAAAGGAGGTGAACGGCGAGTGATAGAAACAATAAAGGACTTAGTTGAAATCGGTGTACTGCTCCTCACAGCGGCCAAACTAATAAAGGAGCTAACCGATAAACCTAAGTCCAAGCGGAAGGGGAGAAAATAGCTCCCCTTCTAAAAAATATTATATCACAACGCCGGAAAATATGAAATATAATTTTACAACTGTTGTTCTGATAGCACTCGTAATTCTCAACATCTTAGATGGTGACTTTACCAATCCGTCTTGGTTAGATTACATTAAATTTATTCTGCTTGCCATCGCTTTAGTACTCAGTATAGCAGAAAGGAGGAAAGACTAATGTATAATTTCAAATCCAAAGACGAACTTGTAGCATGGCTATCAGAAAACATTATTACTACGGCTGAAGCGGCTGAATTACTCGGCTGCTCTCGCCAGAATATTGACGACTTAATCAAACGCGGCAAACTTAAACCTATCAAATCAATTAATTATGTGCGGTTATTTTTAAAAGATGATATCGTTGCAAGGCTTAATCAAAAGAGGACTGATATATAGGTCCTCTTTTTTAATTTTTTCTGTTTTGCAGTTAATCTGGCCATAACGTTCACCTCACCTGCCTTAAATATCTATACAAAACACAAGGACCCACCAAAGCGGGTCC